ATGCAAGCCTATCAAGAGGGTCGGGTTCGTTAAACTTTAGGAGATTTAATTATGGCATATCCAACACCAGCGGTAACAGTAACCACCGCAGAAAAATTCATCCCAGAAATCTGGTCAGATGAAATCGTAGCCGCTTACAAGAAAAACCTTGTATTGGCTAACATCGTAATGAAGATGAACTTCAAGGGCAAGAAAGGTGACACTGTTCACATTCCCGCCCCTACCCGTGGTTCTGCTTCAGCAAAAGCGGCATCTACTGCCGTTACTTTGATTGCCGATACTGAGACAGAAGTTCTGGTTAGCATTAACCAACACTTTGAATATTCACGTTTCATTGAGGACATCGTTGAAGCACAAGCCCTGAACAGCTTGCGCCAGTTCTACACTGCTGATGCGGGCTATGCGCTTGCCAAGCAAGTAGACACTAGCTTGATCCAGTTGGGTCGTGTTGCTAATGGTGGTTCTACAGGCGCACGTTACGGCTCTGCCTTCATTGGTGGTGACGGAACTACAGCCTTTGACTACACAGCTAACACCAATACTGGTAATGCTTCTGCTCTGACCGATGCGGCTATTCGTCGTACTATTCAGCGTTTAGATGACAATGACACTCCTATGGATGGTCGTTTCTTTGTTATTCCTCCTTCAAGCCGCAATACGTTGATGGGTCTTTCCCGTTACACAGAACAGGCTTTTGTGGGTAATGGCAATGCTATCCGTACTGGTGAAATCGGCAACCTATATGGTATCCCCGTGTTCACATCTAGCAATGCTGACTCTGCATCTGCAACTGCTGCTTTCCCAACAAGCGGTTCTGCTATTGCTCGTGTATGTTTGATGGGTCACAAGGACGCTATGGTTTTGGTTGAGCAAGTGGGCATCCGTTCACAAACTCAGTACAAACAAGACTACTTGGCTACCTTGTTCACATCGGACACTTTGTATGGCGTTGCCGCATTGCGTAGTGCCGCTACAACTGGTGCAGCTTTGTCTTCTTCCATGTTTGCCTTGGTTGTTCCTTCTTGATAACAACCTTTCCCCTCGCCTTCGGGTGGGGGGTTTTTTACATTAAGGAGATTTAATTATGGCAGCAGCAACAGCAGTCGTTTCCCGTAGGGGCAATGACCAGTTCCGTGGTTTGTTTACAGACACTTGGGACGTTTCATGCACTCTTGATAGCGGATCAGTAGCTACTACTGCAACCGCTACAGATACAGTTACAGTTCCAGGCGTTGCTTTGGGTGACATGGTTATCGGTATGTCTGTTGGCGTTTCTGAAGCAGGTTTGGTTCGTAGAGCCTATGTTTCAGCCGCTAATACAGTTACTATCGTGACTTACAACCCTACAGCAGGTTCTGTAGACTTGGCATCAACTACATTGACCTTGATTATTGGTCGTGCAGTTTAATTAAAGGGGGCTAATACCCCCCTTTTTTTGGAGTCCTTATGGCTACTTTCCGTTGTTTACAGTCGGGGAATACAGTAACTTTCACCTATCAGCATGATATTGATAGCATGAAAGGTCACGAAGGATACGTCAGAATTGATGAAGTTAAAGAAGAAACTTCTGAAAAGCAAATAGTCTTGCAACCTCCAGTACCTGTTAAGAAGATGGGTCGTCCAAGGAAATCAAATGTCTGAGATTGATCCACGAGAATTCGGTAAGTTAGAAGCCCAAGTTGAGGCTTTACAAGCAGAAGTCCATGCACTTCGCCAAGATATTAAAACGCTTTTAGAAATGGCTAACAAGTCTAAAGGTGGCTTTTTCGTTGGAATGGCAATCGCCTCTGTTATTGGCGGTTTCATTTCTTTTGTTGCAACCAAGCTAGTTCGTTAAGGATTTATATGCCACAAGTTGGAAACAAGAAATTCCCATACACAGAAAAAGGCGAGAAAGAAGCCAAAGAGTATGGAAAAAAGAAATCTATGCCTGTCACTGTGATGATTGCTATTGGTAAGCCTAAAGCTATGCCTACCCGTGGTGGTCGTACTGCTACTAACATGATGAAAAAAGCAGGTCGTGGCAAATGAAACCCGCCACTAAGATCAGGAAGGTAATGCGTGAGTTTAAAGAAGGAACTCTACACTCTGGCAAAAAAGGCCCTGTGGTGAAGAATCCTAAACAAGCGATTGCTATTGCTATTTCCGAGTCCAAAAGGAAGAAGAAATGAAACAAGGCCTCTACGCTAACATCAATGCCAAACAAGAACGCATCAAAGCGGGTTCTAAGGAAAAGATGCGTAAGGTTGGTTCTAAAGGTGTGCCTACTGAGGCGGCATTTAAGGCTGCGGCTAAGACCGCAAAGAAGAAATGAACACTCCTGCTTGGACTAGAGCCGAAGGAAAAAATAAATCTGGGGGCTTGAATGCCAAAGGTAGAGCATCGTATAATGCAGAAACAGGTGGCAATTTAAAACCACCAGTCAAGTCGGGAGATAACCCTCGTAGGGCATCCTTTTTAGCACGTATGGGCAATATGCCTGGCGCTGAGATGAAAGATGGAAAGCCTACCCGACTTTTACTTTCTCTTAGAGCTTGGGGCGCAACGTCCAAAGAAGACGCTAAAGCTAAAGCTAAAGCGATCTCTAAGAGGAATAGTAAATGAGGCCAAGCTCAGTCGGAATTAACCCAACAGCAAATACGCTGACAACTGTTTATACAGTTCCTACGGGTTATTACGCCAAGTTTACTGTGATGTACATTCACAACACTGGTGGCTCGACTAAGCACATTACTGTTCAATGGTATGACGCAAGTGCGGCTACAACATTGGACATTCTTACTAACTACGACTTTACTTCAAAGCAATACCTTCAGTTTGATGGCAATGCTTATATCGTTTTAGAAGAAGGCGATAGAATTCAACTTACTACTGAAGCGGCAAGTTCATTCAGTTTTATTGCCACATTTGAAGTTTCAGGAGCGCAACGAACATGACCTACTTAGAACTTGTTAACGATGTTCTCATTCGATTGCGTGAGACAACTGTTTCTACAGTATCAGAAACCACTTATTCCGCATTGATTGGCAAGTTTGTCAATGATGCCAAGCGTCAGATTGAAGATTCCTATAATTGGAATGTCTTAGGACAAACAATTACAGTTACCACTACCAGTGGCACAAGCTCATACGCTTTGACAGGTGCGGGTCAGAAGTTCCGTATCAATGACGCTATCAACACTACAAGTGTTATTGCTCTAGACAACATTGCTGTTGCGGACATGAACCGCAAGCTCAACTTTGGCACACCTTCTCAGTCTATTCCTAGCGAGTTTTGTTTTAGTGGTGTAGATGGCAATGGCGACACAAAGGTCGATCTGTTTCCTGTCCCCAATGGTGTCTATACGCTTAAATTTGATTTGACCATCCCACAGGCTAATCTGTCTGCTGATGGCACTTCAGTCAAAGTATTGGACTACTTGGTGACTCAAAGTGCCTATGCCCGTGGTTTGATTGAGCGTGGTGAGGACGGAGGCACTGCTTCTAATGAAGCGTACGCTTTATTCCGTGGGATGCTATCTGACGCTATTGCATTGGAAAGCACTCGTTACCCTGAAGATAACTTTGTGGCGGTCTAATGGCAGCTCCACTTCAAAGTCAAAGCATTAGCGCACCAGGCTTCTATGGCCTGAACACGCAAGACTCGCCATTAGATTTATCTTCTGGCTTTGCTTTAACTGCTTCTAATTGCGTGATTGACCAATTTGGTCGTATTGGCGCACGTAAAGGATACACGCTTGTTAACGCTTCATCAGGCAATCTAGGTTCTAACAATGTGGGTGTAATCCATGAGTTAGTCCAAACTGATGGCACTTTGACTGTTCTGTTTGCGGGAAACAACAAACTATTTAAACTTGGTACTTCTAACGCTGTTACTGAGTTGACCTATGGTGGTGGAGGAACAGCCCCTACTATCACAGCATCTAACTGGCAGTGTGCATCTTTGAATGGCATTGCTTATTTCTTCCAAACTGGTCACGATCCACTCATCTTTGACCCCGCTGTCAGTACAACGACATTTAGACGGGTATCTGAGAAGTCTGGCTATGTGGGGACTGTTCCTCAAGCAAACATTGCCATCTCAGCGTTTGGTCGCTTGTGGGTGGCTAATACATCTACAGATAAGGTCACTATCAGCTTCTCAGACCTGATTGCGGGTCATGTATGGGGCGGTGGTACTTCAGGAACATTGGATGTTTCTAGGGTTTGGCCTAATGGTGCGGATGAAGTGATGGGTCTAGCGGCTCACAATGATTTCTTGTTTATTCTTGGCAAGAGACAGATTCTTGTTTACTCTGGTGCTTCAACACCCGCATCTTTGGTTCTGTCAGACACAGTAGGCTCTATTGGGTGTATTGCTAGGGACACTATTCAGTCAATCGGTACTGATGTAATTTTCTTGTCTGACTCAGG